TCAAGCAGGTACGATTGATGGCACACAAACTGTCGAGAACGGTGTTCTTGCAGGACCTATCACTATACCTGGTACAGTAACAGTAACAGGGACTTTAGTAATAGTATAATGTCAAAGATAGAAGTAGATGCAATTGATAAACAAAGTGGTTCAACCTTAACTTTAGGTGGATCAGGCACGGCTGTAACTTTAGCGTGTGGCGCTACTCAATCAGGTTTTGGTAGAACAGGAACTGTTGATTGGCAGACATCAATTAAAACTGGAGATTTTACAGCAGTATCTGGAGAAGGTTATTTTGTAAATACCACTTCAGGCGAAATAGATGTAACACTGCCATCATCACCTTCAGTAGGTGATATTGTTGCTGTTTCTGATTATGCTAAAATTTCAGAAACTAATAATATTATAATAGCAAGAAACTCATCAAATATTCAAGGAAATGCTTCTAATTTAACTATAAGAAATAATGGTATTGCAATGACATTTGTTTATGCTGATGCAACAAAAGGTTGGATAGTAGTCTACGCTGGAGCAGAATCAGATAAAGAACCAGTTCCTGCATTTGTTACAGCATCAGGTGGTACGATTACTTGTTCAGGAGATTTTAAAATTCATACTTTTACTGGTCCAGGAACTTTCACAGTAACTTGTGCAGGAAATGAATCAGGATCAAATAAAGTTTCATATCTTGTAGTTGCAGGTGGTGCTTCAGGAGGTATAAACAATCAATTTGACCAAGGTGTAGGTGGAGGTGGAGCTGGAGGTTTTAGAGAATCAAAAGCTGCAGATGATACATATTCACAATCTCCAGCAGCAGCGTCTGGTGGTTTATCAGTTACAGCAACTGGATTTCCAATAACAGTGGGAGCCGGTGGAGCTGCTTTTACTACACCTAACGCTAACGCAGGAAATAGTGGTGCTAATTCAGTATTTTCAACAATTACATCTGCTGGTGGAGGTGGAGGAGGTTCTCGTCAATCTCCTAGTTGTAGAGTAGGTGTAGCTGGTGGTTCAGGTGGTGGTGGAGGTGGAGCAGGAGCAGCTGCTGGTGCAGGTAATACTCCTCCAGTTAGTCCACCGCAAGGAAATAATGGAGCAGCTGCTGGTCCTCACGTAGGTGGAGGTGGGGGAGGTATAAATGCTGCTGGTAGTAGTGGTGTCGGTGGAGCAGGACAAGCTACATCAATATCAGGTTCACCCGTAACTAGAGCTGGTGGCGGAGGCGGAGGTGGTGGTGTTCCAACACCTTCTGGAGGTGCAGGTGGCTCTGGTGGAGGCGGTGCTGGAGGAAATGTCTGTAGTAGTGGAACAAATGGTACAACAAATACTGGCGGTGGCGGTGGTGCTGCAGGTGGTGTTGCAAGTACTCCTGCTAGTTTTACAAGCGGAGCAGGCGGTTCAGGTATAGTAATAATAAGGTATAAATATCAATAATTATGACAAGTAAAATTAAAGTAGATAATATAAATAAAGTTTCAGATGATTCAAACATCATCAATAAATGTGGTACTTCCATTACAGTAGGAACAGGAAGTGATACAACAACTGTTCCAGGAGCTGCAACAATAACTGGGGATTTAAAATCAGATTCATTAAAAGCAGCAGACGGTGGTGTAATAATTAGTCAATCAGGTACAACTATTACATTAGGTGCTTCAGGAGACACAGTAAGTTTAGCAAGTGGTGCATCACAAACAGGTTTCGGTAGAACAGGTACTGTAGACTGGCAAACAGGAGACATTAAAACAGGAACTTTTACAGGTGCAACTGGTAAAGGTTATTTTGTTAATACAACATCTGGAGCAGTGACAGGAAATTTACCTGCATCACCAAGTGCTGGAGATATTGTTGCATTTGCAGATTACGCAGGAACCGCAGGAAGTAATGCAATTACAATAGGTAGAAATGGTTCTAACATTGAAGGCGCTGCTCTTGATGGAGCAATAAATCAAAACCGAGATAGTATTACTTTAGTTTATGTAGATGGTACACAAGGATGGCTTGCGGTTAATGATAATGAATCATCTTTTATAGCACCTGGTTATGTAACAGCGACTGGTGGAACAATAACAACTTCTGGTGATTTTAAAATTCACACTTTTACAGGACCAGGAACATTTTGTGTTTCTGATGCAGGAAATGCAGCAGGTTCAACTTCAGTAGATTATTTAGTCGTAGCTAGTGGTGGAGGCGGAGGTGGATCTAATCCACCTGGTGGTGGAGCCGGAGCTGGCGGAGCTGGAGGTTATAGAGAATCTCCTGGATCAGCGTCAGGTTGTTATACAGTTTCACCAAGAGGCGCATCTCCAGCTACAGCAATTGCTGTTTCAGTACAAGGTTATCCAATAACTGTAGGAGGTGGTGGACCAGGAGCACCTAGTGGTGTAGGTAATGCAGGTAATGGAAACCCTTCAGTATTTTCAACAATAACAAGCACAGCAGGTGGATCTGGAGGTTCTCCAAGTGCTCCAGGAATTCCAGGTAGTCCAGGAGGATCAGGTGGTGGTGGACCTTGGCAAAGTAGACCAGGAAATGTTGGAAGTGGTAATACACCTCCAGTTAATCCACCTCAAGGAACTGATGGCGGATCAGGTTCAGGAAATCCTGGTTATGCAGGAGGCGGAGGTGGAGGAGCACTTACAGCAGGTTCTGCTGCCCCACAACCAGGTGGTAATAATGGTGGAGCAGGTGGTGGTGGAGCAACATCAAGTATTAATGGAACACCTACGGCACGAGCCGGTGGCGGTGGTGGTGGTGGAGGATGTGCTTCTGGAACTGGCGGAACTGCATCAGCTGGTGGTGGACCTGGAGGAAATGGATCAAATGGAGCTGGAAATAACGCACCAAATAATCATGGTGGTGGAGGTGGCGGTGGAGCAGGTGGTGGGCCATCAGGTGGTGGAAATGGTGGTTCAGGTGTAGTAGTATTAAGGTATAAATTTCAAAATTAATTAAATTATGAGTGAAGTAAAAGTAAATAAAATTAGCCCACGATCCGGAACAGAAGTAACGCTAGGAGATAGTGGCGATACATTCACAATTCCTAGTGGTGCAACAATTAATAACCAAGGTACGGCAACAAACTTTGGTGCAACAGGTTCAGCATCTTGGACAACAACAGTTAAGACAGGAGATTTTACAGCAGTCGCTGGCGAGGGATATTTTGTAAATACGACTAGTGGTGAAATAGATGTAACATTACCAGCAGGTTCACCTGGTGCAGTAGTTGCAGTTAAAGATTACGCAAATACTTGGGATACAAATAATTGTATAATAATTTCTAATGGTTCAGAAAAAATTGGTGGTTCAACTCAGAATGCAACTTTATCAACAGAAGGTTTAGCAGTAACATTTATTTATATAGATTCAACACAAGGTTGGTTAGTAACTGATGATGGTTTACAATCAGTTGCAGATACTAATCCATTTGTAGTAGCAACAGGTGGTACAATAACAACATCAGGAAATGATAAAATTCATACCTTTACAGGTCCAGGAACTTTTACAGTTTGTAAAGTTGCACAATGTGCAGCTAATAACGAAGTAAGTTATGTAATAGTAGCTGGTGGTGGTGGAGGGGGTCAAAATACTCCTTTTGGTTCGACTGGAGCAGGTGCTGGTGGAGCTGGTGGTTATAGAGAAACTAAATCTCCTGTTACTCCTTACACAGCAAGTCCTTTAGACGGTCAACCTAGTGCACCAAATAGAATTACAGTAACAGCTACATCTTTTCCAATTACAGTTGGATCTGGAGGAGCAGGTTCTCCTTGTGCGCCAGGTTTTAGACGAGGAACTCAAGGTGGTACTTCAACTTTTTCAACAATTAGTTCAGCAGGTGGTGGAGGAGGCGGATCTGGAAACAACGGTTGTGCACCAGGTATTCACGATGGAGGACCCGGTGGTTCAGGTGGCGGAACTTCAGAAGGAGGAGGCGTAGGATCTGGTAACACACCTCCTGTAAGTCCACCTCAAGGACAAAATGGTGGACTTGGTAATCCAGGAGAAGCTGCTGGTGGCGGCGGTGGAGCAGGAGCTGTTGGAACTAGCTCACCTGGTCCCCCTTCTTGTGGTCAACCAGGTGGACCTGGTGGAGCCGGAGTGGCAAGTTCAATTACAGGATCTCCAGTTACAAGAGCTGGCGGCGGTGGAGGAGGTGGTGTTAGTTCACAAAGTTCAGGTGGAGCAGGTGGTGGTGGAGCAGGAGCTACACCAAGTGCTCCTCAAACTGCAGGAAATGGGACTGCAAATACTGGTGGTGGCGGAGGTGGTGGTTCAGCTAATGATTGTCATACAGGTGGAACAGGCGGTTCGGGAGTTGTTATTATTAGATACAAATTTCAGTAGTTGAATGATAATTAAAATTAATATATAAGGAGAATAATTATGGCACATTTTGCAAAACTAGGAGCTAACGGAAAAGTTATTCAAGTATTAACTTTAGATAATAAAGATATGCTTAACGCTGATAACGTTGAAGATGAATCAGTAGGTCAACAATATTTAGAGCAACACAATAATTGGCCTGCACAAATGTGGATTCAAACTTCATACAATACATCAGGTGGAAAATATCGAAACCAAGACGGTACTGAAGGAGATGTTTCAAAAGCATTTAGAGGAAACTACGCAGGTATAGGTTATACTTGGGACGAAGATAATGAAATCTTTTGGCCTAAAAAACCTTATGAATCTTGGGTAAAACATATTGAATCAGCTTCTTGGAAATCACCTATTGGTGATGCTCCTGCATTAACTGCAGAACAACAATCACAAAATGATGCTAATACGCATAGATGGGGTCATTCTTGGAATGAAGAAGGCCAATCTTGGGATTTGACGGATTCAAAAGAATAATTTAAAAAGGTATGTGGTATGCAGAAGAAAATATATTTTCTTACAGGGTTTCCTAGATCAGGTAACACGTTATTAGCAAAAATTTTAAATCAAAATAAAGATATTGGAGCTACAGGACACTCAAGTCTTCCTGATGTTTTATTTAATTTAGATTTAATAAAATTAAAAAATACCTATAATAATTTTAAAAGTGATAAAGATTACAATAATATAATAACAAATATATTTAATAACTATTATCAAGATTGGCCACAGAAATATATAATTGATAGAGGTGAATGGGCTACTCCTGCAAACTATGCTCTTCTTTTTAAATATTTTATGCAGGATATTAAAATTATATTCTTGTTAAGAAACCCAATAGATGTAATTAAATCCTATATTAAACTTTGTAACGATCATCCTAATTTTTATATAAACCATCAATATAATGAACTTGATAAAACTTCTTTGCATAGAACTGAATTAGAAGAGAAAATAGAATTAATAACTAAAAAAGGAGATTTAGTTGATTGGTCTTTTATGGCTTATAATTTTATAAAAGATAAAAAAAATGTTCACTTTGTAAAATACGAAGACCTTGTAGAAAACCCTGTAAAAATATTAAAGGGTATATACAATTTTTTAGACATCCCTGAATTTAAACATAATTTTAATATTAAAGATCAGTTTTCAATAAATGGTGTTAAGTATAATGATAATGTGATGGGTGCACCCATGCATACATTACATACAGGAAAATTAAAAAATTTTGATTATCCAGATATAAAACTACCTCAATATGTACTTGAAAAATATAAAGGAATGTTATATGACTACTAGCGGTATGCAAAAGAAAGTATTAACAGAGCAAGCTCTATATTATGGTGATGTGGCAATGCCTAAAGATTGGGACATTGACCGAGATAAATTATCAGGTGATATTTTACAATCAGTAATTCACAACAAAGATTTTCCGTTTTCACGAACTTGGGATATGCTAAATACATATATGCGAGATCACGTTGGTCTTGAGTATGGTGTTAATTTAGTTAACAAAGAAATGTGGGGTAACATTTATAAGCCTCAAGAAACTACAATACCATTATTAAATATAGATCCAGTAGATCTACGTAACTCACCAGATTATACATTACTCTATGGTGTAAAAG